TTTCTTTATTTAATTTTACTTCTTGTAGTTTCCATTCGTGCCTTCTGCTATGTGGTATTTTATGCCTTGTCATTAAGCGATTAAATAGCGTATTTTTTTCAGCTATATTACCATAGACCTCTTCGCTAATTATCTTCTTTGCTCTCATTGCAGTTACTTGGTATAATCCTTTCATATTAGTTTTCGTTGATATGATGTTTTATGACTTGTATCATAATAAACATTATCTCCCTTTGGATATGGCTTTGTATTAAATAATTTATTATTGAATAATTCTTTTTTTTGTTTTTTTGACCCACAGAAATAAACATATCTGTTTTTTGGAGGTCTTTCTACTTGATATAAATCATCCCCATATTTTTGTTTTAATTTTTCAATTCTATTTTCTTGATAAGCAAATTCATCCATCAAAGTTCTGCTATGTATATGTTCTCTGCCTTTTAGTTTCCAATCTTTTTGTGTGTGACTCTCGCCAGTAAAATAAAAATTAGTTGCTTGGTATATATAACCATTATGTCCGAATGATTTATCGGCATAAGAAACAACTATGGTGGGTTTTGGCAATAGCTTTAAACAAGAAGATACAAAAAAAGACTCTGCATTTTTATCTAAATTATCATTAGTTATTAGTCTATTTAACTCATAAACCAATCCCATATATTTTTGACCACAAATAGACTTTTTCATTTGTAAAGGAATAGCATTACCAAAAGTACAAACTCCGACTAACTCAAAATTAAAATATAAACCAAAAGCAAACGTAAAACTTGTCATCCTTTTTAAATAGTGTTTTTTAATTAACCACTCTTTAGTATCTGACTTGTCTATTATTTTAACCTTATATTTATTTTTGATGCTCATAAATTATCGTGTTTTTGATGGCATTCTCTGCATCTTACTTTAATATTATTTACATCCCAAGCCAGTTCTGTTCGCCTTGTTTTTTGAGCTTCATCTACCGAAATGTTGTGTGAGCAATCTAAACGTACTCCATTAGATTTTAAGCAGTCGCTACAAAAGTTATATCCGTACTCCCAAAATTGTTCGCTTAGAGCGTTTGCCTTTGCTTCGTGTATCCTCCTATCTATGACGCTTTTAGCTACTCGTTCATCGTCTGACGTATAGTAGTGGTTCATATTGTATGCAAGTCTATACAAATTGTTCATAATTCCCTAATATTTTTATCAACATTAATTTTGTTTTGCAGATTATCTATGTGATTTTCAAGCATTTTAATCCTCTGTAATTGATTTGTAAACTTATCATAAAATTCGTTATTCTGCTTCTCTAAATAACAAGTATAGTGCATAAGACTATTGAGCTTATCTACGCTATTTTGTTTATTCTGATTTGGTTGTTGCTTCATTAGCTTTAATTCTATGCTGGATATTACTTGCCTTGCTTCTTGTATTATTTTACTATCGTTAAAAGGGGTCATTTGTGTTGTGTGTTATTGGTTTTATTGGGTCGGTTATCTTCTCTTCATTGCCATAAGCATAGGTCTTTTTATTATAGACTGGGTCAAACTCATAAAAGCGTTGTTTAGCCCAATCCATATTAAGTAATACCTCGCCAAGTTGTCCGTAGTGTTTAGGCTTTACTTTATCTATTGTAATTTTATAAGGCTCAAAATTATCCTTTGAGTTTTTATGTACTACGATTATATTTCTACCATTGTTATTCCATTCAGAGCCACCCATTAAATCGTAAACGCTTGGCTTTTTTACACTTCCATCTTTTACTTGTTTAGGGTCTGGATTCTTTGGGTGTATAATTATAAAAGAATGCATCTTATTTACTTCCATAAACCTATTTCTAATAGATAATATCTTGCGTAAATACTCTGGCTTAGTTGGTTCTCCTTTGTGAGCTAAATAATTCCAGCTATCAATTACTGCTGAGTTACAATCATTCTCCTTAGCGTAATTCCAAAAAGCCTCTGGCTCAATGCTATGCTCTGCTGATATAAATTTAAATTTATCAAGTAATTGGCTTGAGTATTTGCTTATTTCTTTCTCAGTAATTGTATTAGGATAACCTTTCTCAAATGTTTTGCCAGTCATTTTATGTAGTAGGTTTGATATTACCTCTGTATCGCTTCCATCATCTGGCATATAAACGCAATGTCTCCAATTTTGGTTAAGCGTTAAGCCCATCATTATCTCCTTTAAAAATAAAGACTTACCGAAAAAAGGATATCCAGTAATATCTGTACAACCTCCCTTAACAAATGTTAGTTGTTCGTCAAAAGCGTTTAAACCTACTTTACTTCCCTCTGGTATTCCGTTTTTATGCAAGTGATATAATTGCTCTAATATTTCTCCGTTAGATTTTATCATAATATTTGAGTTTTTATTTTATAGTCCCCCATATTAACAAATCTTTCTAACTTATCTGAGCGAGTAATAAACTCTAATGTCAGATATTTATAATTAGTATCTAAGTGGTGTTGGTCTTTAGATGCGTTGTGTAAAGCATTTACTATATCCTCTTTAGTATAACCCTCTTTTAATCTTGCTTTTATTTGTTTCTTAGCTTTTTCTGGTATAACTCTGGCTTTCTTTCCTAAAATAGAATTAAACACACTTAGCAGTTTACTGCTATCTATATCTATTTTAATTTCCTTTCCTTTCCTTTCCTTTATAGCATTGCGACTGTTATGCGACTTGGATGCGTTCGCATTGCTACCCCATCTTTTTTCTGCTGATTGCTTAGCTTTCAATGACTTAGACTCCCTAAGTTCTAATCTTTTTTGAATAGAAATACTACTAAAAGTATCATTTTTTATCTTAAATAAATTAAAACTTTCTATAACTTTTTCAACTAAATCACTTGAGCAATGATAGTCGTAACTTATACGAGCATAATCGCACTTTAATAGGTTATTGTTTTGGTACAAGTCTTCAATAATTGACCAGTAGATTCCATAGCCTTCCATACCAGTCTGATAAATCAGCTCTTTAATTTTCTCATCAGCCCTTGAGGTATAATCGTGGCTGAAATAAAATGTTTCTTTCATATAAATTTGTTTTGTGGCTACAAATATTAAAAATTAATACATATAAAAAAAAATATATTTTTGTGATATGGAAATAATATTAAAAGACCTACCTAAAATTTCGTTAAATAAGTGGTATGCTGGTATGCATTGGACTAAACGTAAGAAAATAAAAGATAATTATACGCTAATCGTAAAAAGCCAGTTCAATAAAACGTTGCCAAAGACAAATACTTATAACACAGAATACCATTTTACATTTAAATCAAGAGCATTGGATGCTTCTAATTGCGTGGCTATGGTTAAGATGATTGAGGATATAATCTTTGAGAATGATAGCTACAAGATAGTAAAGAGCATACTGATTACAAGCAATAAAGGTTTAGAGGATTCAGTTAAAATAAAAATTTTTTAAAAAAAGTTTTGTATTGTAAACATTGTGTATATATTTGTAGTACAATAAACAATTAACACAAACAAAAATGACAAATTTAACAAACAACAAAACTTATAATTCTTTACTAAAGAAGTCAGACATTTATAGCAAAGGTGGTAGAATGCCATCTTTGAAGTCAATTTCTAAACTTTTGACTGACCTTAATATTGAGCATAAATTACAAGAATGGAGTGAGACTAAGTGGAGACCAAATAGCTTAACTTACACTACTTCTGGAGGTACTAAAAATTACACTGGCTACGAGCTACGTATTCCAGAGATTAACTTACGAGCTAACTCTTGTGATACTTATTACTCTTATAATACTTGTTGGTATGCGAGAGATATTATTAGACTAATTAAAAGTAAATAATAAAATTAAACAATAACACAAAACAATATGAAAGAACCAATTTTAAAATTATTATCAGCATTTATGCCATTATCGTTATGGTGTTGTGCAGTAGAAGAGCCAAGAGCAGCATCTATATTATTCCTTATTGGATTATTTGCAGCCTTAGAATTAACATACATAAAAATAAGAAAATGAATTTAACAAAAAACGAAATCTGGGAAATCAGAAGCATTCTAAGAAAAGAGAAACACCTAATGGAGCA